ATCAAACGCGATGGTGAAGGCAAAGAGACCGAGTATAGCGTTGGAAAATGCCAGGTTAAGGTAAAAGATGCTAGCGGTGAAGTATCGTGGAAAGACGACCGCTCTCCTCTGCCCGATAACGTTCGCGAGCGCTACAACGAACTGGGATATGATCTAAGTACGTTGTATCAGCGCAAGACCTACGATGAACTCAAGACCATCCTGATTGTCAACCTCAAAGAGATCGTTAAGTTAGTTCCAGAAGCAGCTATCCCAGGTTGGATTGAAGCAGAACCCGTGAGAGAAGAAGAGATTCACGAAAGACCCAAAGAGTCTGCGCAACCCAAAGCGCAAGTAATCGCGACGTCTAAGCAGAACGTTAAGATCAAGTTGGACGATGAGCCAGAAACTGCTCAACCAACTGCTAAGGCTAGTGTTAGCAGCTCAGATGCGGACTTTTTGGCAGAAGCCGATAAGCTCTTGGGAGATTTTCGCTAAGAGGTGATCATGTCTAATTCCTTGGTAAAGATCGAGCAGATACTTCAGGACCTGAATGTCGATATCACTCAGATCGTGAAGTATACGAAGAAGATAAACGATATTGGTAATGGTTTTAATAAGATGCTAGCTCCGATCTACCTTAGGGATTTCATCATGGCTTACGATCTGACATCGCAAGTGCTGTTGAAGGTTACTAAGGCTGACATTGATGCTGATAGTGCACTTAAGATGGCTGAAGCGATCGCGTATCTTGATAGGGCAAAAGCGTATCTGGATCAGAGGGAAATTAAGGATTCTGCGGAAGCCCGCAAACGATATATCCCTCTTGATCCAGACGTTATCATCGCCTCAGAAACGAAGGCTAAGACAGAGGCGATGGTGGCCTTCCTCAAGAATAAGTTGGCGACGTTTAGGATCAGTCACGATGATGTCAAGAAGATCGCGTACGCAGATGAATACCAATCGCCTAACGAAGGCATGAGATAATCAGGAGAACACATGTCTGATACTAAGGGCTGGCTTCAGAAGCTAGTCAAGGATTTTGGTCAACTGTCGGATGAGATGCCCTCTCCGGCAGATACTGTGATCAAACTGGATTCCCCGAGCTTTAACTGGTCTACTGGTTGTGGTGGTCTACCAGTTGGACGCTCTATTTGCTTTTTTGGCGGAGAAAATTCGGGCAAATCGTTGCTCATGCAGTTGGTGTTTGCCGCTATCCAGCGAGAAGACCCAGATGCCATCTGTGTCCTGTTTGATACGGAATACTCACACTCGTCTAAATGGTTTAAGCAGCTAGGTGGCGATCCCAAGCGCCTGATCGTGCGTCAAACCAACGATCCCGTCAAGATTTTCGACTACATCCTTGGAGAGATGCAGGAAGCGCTTCAGGATGGTGCTCCGATTCGAGCCATTGGCATCGACTCGGTTAAGAACATCGCTTACCCAAAGGATATCAAGGAAGTCACGACCAACTTGACTATGGGTGGTGGTGGAGCTAGTTATTTGGGCCCAACGTTGAAGCGGATCCTGCCGGTTATTCGTGAACACAGCATCACTACACTTTTAGTACAACAGGTCTATGAGGAATTAGATGCGATGAAGGCCATGCGCAACCCGTATAAGGTTCCAGATGGTCGCGCGTTGAAGCATTTTTGTGATCTTATGATCCAGGTTGATCGCCTAGACACCAAGAAGGGCGTCATCGAGGGCGGCGACAATATGGTCGGCGGTAAGCAACAGGTTGGTCACAAGATCCGCTTGAAGAATCGCAAGAATCGAACTGGTATCCCGTATCGCGTGGCTGAGTTCTCACTACATTATGAGCGCGGCATTATTGACCAGCATGACGAGATCGTAGATCTAGCAGTTAGTCTTGGCGTGGTTTACCATCCAGTGGGTGATAGCGGTAAGGTAAACAATCAGATGTGGCAGTTCGGTAAGCATCCGCCGGTTCGTGGTGAAGAGAACGTTCGTCGTTGGGTCAAGGATAACAGATCCGTCTACGATGAGATCGTCAAGGCCTGTGATGCAGTCAGCGATACAGCCATCTTGAACGCCCGCAATGAGACTTACACGGTGGTTGACGTAGATGTGGCATCGGTTGAGGTAGACGCTGACGATATCTAGGAGGCACCTTGCTAGTTCTTGTGATAGGCGATTTGCATCTCAAGATCTCTCGGTTTGACCAGGCAGTTGCCCTACTTGGGTGGCTAAATGGTCAAATCGTGTCCATTCATCCTGATATGGTTGTTAACCTAGGCGACTCGTTTGACAACCACGCGGTACTCCGCGCAGAGATTCAATCTGAATTTTATAAACACGTTCATCATGCTACACTAGCGTGTAATAGATATATCTACGTTTTAGGTAATCACGACCAATACAAACCCAACGATAGTAAATACCACGCCCTTCAGACTTTTATGCACGGACTTGACGGTCTAGAAGTCGTGGATAAGCGTTTTGATGAACTTAACATGTCATTTGTTCCGTATATGCCCGATCACACCAAATTTCCCCTAGACACGAACGAGATATGTTTTGCCCATCAGACCTTCGTTGGAGCTGATTACGGCTACTATCGTCCTGATATAGGAGTTGATGCCGATAAGATCAAATCTGAACTCATAATTAGCGGACACCTACATAGAAAGCAGCAGTTCGGCAAGGTCTTTTACCCAGGTTCTGTGATCTCTAAGGGCGTTGAAGATGTGGATCAAATCAAGGGCATACACACGCTCGATACAGAGACCTATGAGATCAAGTTTATACCATCCCCGTTTCCAAAATGGGTTGGTCGAAAGTACGAGTTATCTCCTGAACTATCTCTAAAAGATGTTCATGAAGACCTACAGAACCTATCCGATGAAGACGTCACCGTAGTCGAGATATCTGGTCCAAGGGCTGAAATAGTAGCTTATACTAGTTCGGAAGCTTGGAAAAAGTTAAAAGAAATCAAAACTATACGACTAGATACTAAGTTCATAGACTCTGAAAAACGGATGATAAGTATAAAGTCTAATAGCGTAGAGGGCATCTTTGACGAGTATGTCGAGAAGGTCTATAACGGTTCAGTCGACAAGATGCGCTTAAAGCAAAAGGCGGCTGAGTTCTTTAAGAAGAAAAGGGCTCTTTAATGGATATAGGATCTAACACAAACATCTCCGAGGTAACTGATGGTCTGATGGAACTAGTGGATCATCAGCGGTGGCTCCTAAATAACGGTCTTGTTAGCGATTTAGCTAAAGATAATATATACTTGTTCGGCTCTATCCTTCACAAAGAGATAGTTTCAGTTCACGTGGCGATAGATCCGCTTAAGAAGACCATTGGATATTCTCTGTATGTGACCCCTAGGTTGTTAAAGTCATATACCCAGTATAATCGATGGATTAGGTCGTCTAAGCTGCTGGACCTGATACGATTACGGTTCCTACTAAAGAAGCATGGTAGCTTGAACTTTACGGGTATGACCAATCGGTTTGTCAAAGATTTTTGCGGCAATCAGTGGAGCGCCACCGTTGAAGTCTTTGATCAAGATAGCTATTCTGGCGATCGTGATGAACCAGAAAAAGCAGAGGACTTTCAGAATCATGCTAAAAAAACGGTTTAACGACGACGAGAAGTTCGGTCTTACAGAAGAAGAGACCAAGCGGGCTGAGAAGTATCTGCGCAAGCATAAGACTGCTGGTGCTATACCTGATTCTGATTCTATGCCCCTTTATGAGATGTACATGATAGGTTGCTCGTTCAACGAGATCCACCAAGAGTATCCTCAATACCCCGTTGAAAAGATCATCTTGACAGCTGCGCTTCGCGGTTGGACGAAGGATCGCGAGAGGATGAACTCCTCACTTAGGGAGCGCATCCGAAGTAAGGTTGCTAAGTCTTTGTTGGAGCAAGTGGATGCCCTAACTACGACTTTGGCTGTTTTTAATGTTGAATACCTTGAGAAAATGAAGAAGTACATATCTGATCCCAAACACAATCCACCACCCAATTTTAGAATCAAGAATATCAAAGATTATAAAGAGATAATGGAAGCACTATCTAAGATGGTGGCTAGCAGCGCTAATGCCCAGATAAAGAACCCCAATATCTTTGATACCTTAGAAGACAAGAAGAAACCTGCCCTGAAAGCTGTACCTAAGGAGCTGGAATCGGCAGATGTTATAGAAGGACAGCTCAGTGAGTCCGAAAGCTAAAGCACCCAAAACACCGCCAACACCTGCCCAACTAGAGAAGGCTTTTCTTACTCCGTGTAAGACAGAGAAAGAACTTCAAAACTTCATCAAGTTCTTCTTCGGTCTACATCTGCCTGACTGTAGGGTATCTAGATATGCGGATACTGACCCATTTCATGCTGTTTGGCAGGTTTACGACATATGCGTAAATAAGCGCAACCCATTAGCTGTACAGGAGTTGCTGTACGTCGCTGGACGAGGTTCTGGAAAAACCTTAGGGATGGCTATCGCTGAGCTGTTGATCCTCTTACACGATAGACGTGATGTCGTGCACGTTGGATCCATCATGTCTCAAGCTAAGCGTTGCTACGAGTATCAAACTAAGTTTCTTCTTAGCGATAGGATCAAGCCGATCGTGTCTCCTCCAAAGACCTTAGAGGAAGACTGCATACTTCAGAAGAATAACATGGAGAGATCGGTTTTTAAGTTGGGCAGTGAAAAGGTGTCTCTTGAAGTTTTGCCGTGTACACTAAAAAGCGTCAACGGTCCTCACGTTCCGCTGGTCGTGGTTGATGAGATTGATACGGTGAGTGGTGAGGGACTAAAAGCGTTTAAGGACATCAGCGGCATGATCGACTCTCGTTCTGGCAAGGTAGCCTTACGAGTGGGGATCTCTACTAGAAAAACACGATACGGCCTGATGAACCAACAGATAGAGAATGCTGATCGTGAGGGGCGAACAGTTAGGCGATGGACGGTATTCGAGTTTACACAGAGATGCGACGATGATCGATCAGGCGTTGTTCCTACTAAACTCTATGTCCAGCAAGACGAGATGCGGGTTATCACTGAGAATGAGTGGAAGACCATAGATTCTACGAAGCAGAACGAGTTCATCCCGTATGAGATGTACGACAAATGCGCTCGTTGTCCAATAGCCGCGATTTGCCTTGGTGACGCTAAGAACCAGAAATCTACCTCCCCCATGTTGAAACCCATAGAAGACGCAGTTAAGAAGACCATAGAGGGTGGTCCTGACTGGGCGTTGTCGCAGTTGATGAACCTGAAGCCGTCTATCGAAGGGATCATCTATCGCGAGTACGACGAGCGCGTCCACGTCAAGCAGTGGAACGAGATGTGGAAGATATTGACCGGAGTCGACTATCCTGGGGAATGCACCCATGATATGTTCGTTAAGAAGTGTCATGATATGAAGTTAGCTTGCTATGCTGGTGTTGACTGGGGTTGGTCTAACCCGTCGACCTTAGTCGTGTTTTTTGTGGATGGTAGAGAGAACGTTTATGTCGTTAGGTGTGACGGTCGTACCTATTATAGTAACCCTAACTGGATCCAGTACATCAAGAATAAGTGGCACAACGTCTATAGAGTTCACCTGTATTTTCCAGATCTTGCGAACCCAGGCGATGGTGAAGAGATGCGAAAGGCCGGATTACCGGTTCCATCTAAGATCGACAAGAACATAATGGACGGCATCCAGATCGTCAAGAAATGGCTCAGGTCGTTCGGATCTCCTGTTCCTAAGATCTTCTTCGCGAAGGAGACGTGTGGTCCCATAATGGACGAGTTCACTATGTTCCACTATAAGACCGATGCTGCTGGCAACATAACTGATGATCCAGACGATGAATTTGATCACTGGTTGGACGCCCTAAGATATCCTATGTTCGGGCTTTTTGGCAAAACCCCGGTTATCTTGGGTAGTGGATCACTGTCTGATGATAGTGCTAATGTTGTTGATGGTGAGGGTAGGTATATGAGACCGCCTTCGGCCGCTGAGTTTGCTGCTGCTCAAGGGATAATTCTCAATCCAAATCAAGAGGTTGACGTATCTAAGTTGGGTAAGATAGAGCACTCTAAGAACCTAGACGACGATGAGGGTGAAGTAGCTGGGTCGGCAGGATTCTTGTGGAGTTTCGCTTTAGCTTTTTTAATGCTGCCGATGTTAGGGAACTTGCTATAAGATCAATGGGGTATAATAGATGTACCGCCACGGGAGGCATACATGAGCATCTTTGATGATCTTAAAGACGTCATAAAGAAGAAGTTAAACGACGACATCGACACCATCCTAAAGACGGATGCTGATAAGCTACCGGAAAAGAAGGAGGTAGTCGAATCTGTTGAAGGCACTATCGGTCAGAAGGCGATCCTGTCTGATCCATACTTTGACGGCGTTGGTCAGAGCTTCATCTTTAGACACAAGATGTCCCGCATCTCTAACAAGACGCTTAAGGACGTTTCGATCAGAGATTGGCTAGTCTCGTCGATCATCCAGACCCGCGTTGACACCTTGATGCGTTTCTCCCGTAAGCAGATGCATCCTAAGAAACTGGAGTTGGGCTATAAAGTAGTCCTAAAGGCTCACGATGAAAAGCTCACTGAAGATGACCACAAGGTTATCCAGGAGTTGGAATCCTTTATATATCATTGCGGTCGTAGTGAGAAGACGCCCCCAGGCGACTCTATGCTTTTTAGCGAATTCTTGAAGTTGACCACCCGCGATGCTCTCACGTTCGGACATGTGGCTGTCGAAAAGATTTTTACTCGCGGTGGAGCGCTTCATCGCTTCCGTCCGCTTCCTGCTGAGTCGATGTACCGAATCAACCAGAACGCATCCCACGACATCATCGTTAAAGAACTGCAGAACTCGCAGAAGTTGCGCATGCAGAACCTCGGTGGTAATAACCCCGATGTCCAGAAAGAGTTTAATTTTCAAGACATAGACTTCTATAAGTACGTCCAGATGTCCTACGACAACCATGTTCTGTCGGCATTTGGCGACAAGGATATGATCTTTAAGGTATACAACCCGCAGAACTTTGCAGATTCTATGGGGTATTGCTACTCGCCGCTCGAACTAGCAATCATCAACGTAACTAACCATCTTAACGTTGAGAATTACAACGCCAACTTCTTTACGCATGGTTATGCGGCTAGAGGCGTTCTGCATCTTAAGGGGACGGTAACCCAATCGCAACTTACCGCCTTCCGTCGTCAGTTCTACAGCACCATCTCTGGCACACAGAACGCATGGCGCACACCGATCGTGTCAGGTCTTGACGAGGTCAAGTGGGTCCAGATGTCCGGCTCTGCTAAAGAGATGGAGTATCTAAACTACAATAACCACCTTATTCGAGCCATCTGCACCCAGTTCCAGATCGATCCAGTGGAGTTGGGTTTGGACTATCTTGGCAGCGGTTCTGGCAAGTCTCCGACTCAACAGGCCAATAACGAGTACAAGATCGAGTATTCTCGTGAACGTGGACTATATCCGATCCTCATGTTCTACGAAGACATGATCAACTACGATATCTTCCCCGCCCTCGATCCTAAGTTAGCCGAACGCTACAAGTTTATATTCACTGGCTATACGGATGAAACGCCGCAATCTAATATCGCCCTAGCTCAGGCTGAGATGGGCGTTTATAGCTCGATGAACGACTTGCTAAAAGACGCCCATAAGATGCCACTCGATCATCCAGCTGGCGATCTACCGCTGAATGCGGCATTCTGGGCGATGGTTGAGAAGAACATGACCCGCGGCGAGATCCGAGAGACGTTCTTTAAGGACAAGGGAGCAGCTACCCGCAAGGAACTAGCCTATCTTCCTGGCGATCCGATGTTTATGGGGTGGCAACAACTGCTTATGACTGCTGAACGCGCTCAAAAACAAGACAAAATGCAAGAAGAGCAGATGAAGCAGCAGGCTGAGATGCAGCAGGGTGAGCATGAACGTGAGCAAGAAGAACACGAAATTAACGCTCGCGAAGCAACTAGTCGACACGCTCATGCTGCTGTGGGACATGAATCCCTTAAGGATTCGGCTAAGGTGTTTGGCGCTGCCAACGAACCAATTAACATTGGTGGTCAATCTATAGCTAACCCAATCAACACACCACTGGCGGACAACAAAGGATAGGTAATCTAAAATCGTTCGTATAATCCCTATGACAACAATCATGGGGATTTTTATTATGGCTTGGATAATCTTAGAAGGCTTGGATCGCACCGGCAAATCGACCGTAGCCGAGCTATATAAGAAGCAGGGTTTCAAGATCATACATATGTCTGCTCCAGATAAGAAGTACACCCAAGAGGGGTATACCGGACCATCGTATCTCGACAGCGTAGTTGAGATGTACATGAAGTACAACGGTAAGGACGTTATCTTTGATAGATCACCATATGGTGAGGCTGTTTGGCCGTTTGTTTATGGTCGCAAAGCGCTTCTAAACGAAGAAGACATTGAGATTTTGATGGAGATGGAAGATGGCAACGACACCAAGCGCATCCTCATGTTTGACCAGGATCTTTCGGCACATTGGAAGCGCTGTCTGGAGTTTAAGGAGAACCTTAATAAGGGTCAGTTCAGCACTGCTCGCATGCTCTTTGATAAGATGGCTGCGAAATATGGTTTTGAGCGAAGAACTCTTCAGTATTTTGCCGTCGAACAAGTTAAGCCAGAGGAACCCGTTAAGGTGGACGATGTTATGCCTGTTTCTACTTCTACCGGGAGCGATACTCCTGTTAGCGGGGACATGGTTGCTGCAGAAGTGGTTCAAGGTACTGGAAAAACACCAGAGCAACTAAAACTAGATACCGCAAATGCTATCAACTCCATCCTAGATAAGCGTATCATCAAAGGAAAGGGAGAAATCTACGACGCACTAGAAGTTGAGGTTCGCACCTTCCTAAACACTAAATTGGGCGCGATTTTTGGTAAGATTCCATCTAAGGATTCATTTTCTTCAGAAGAAGTAGGCATGTTGAAGGCCTTTTTAAACGAATGGAAAAACAGAGCTAAGAAGGGGAATTAGATGTCAAGCAAAACTGGTGGTAAGCATGGTCGTGCTCTCTCGCTAGGCGAGCGCATTGAACGCATGGAGAAAGGATTCATTCAACAAAATCAGCGCACACAGATGTTGGAGATGCTCTTCAAGCAGGTTGGCCAATCTTTTGGCACCATGCGTCAAGATCTCAGCAAGGCTATCGACGCTCAGCAGTTTCTTCGCTACGTCATGTTAGCCATGCAGTCCACTCTTCCTGAAGAAGAGCAAAAGGCTATCAACGCGAAGGTGACTGAGTTGCGCTTGACAGACTAT